CTTCTTGTGTTGGAGAAATTTGCCCTTCAGGCTGTGCTGCTGCATCTGACTGGGATTCAGGTTCGTTTTCTGTTTTTGCCTCAGCCCCTAATATTGCCTTACCTATTGCAATCATTCGGGAGACATCATCTGTTCCATCCAAGGACAATCTATTTGTTTTTGTTCCCGGAAAATTAGCAACATTTAAAGTTTCAAATGTCTTAAACCCATTTGCATTCATCGCACCCTTAACATTTCCTTGTGTAGACCATTTTAGCTTTGCTTTTGTATTGGGTGGGACTGTTGGGTCCATTGGGAATTGTTGAACTGCTTGAATATACTTTTGATCTTCGGGACCCTGTTCTAGTATGTAAGAAACACGGAAGGACCGCTTTTTAATCTTTTGATAGCTGTTTAATAATTCCTGAAAATAATCCATATTAAAAAACCCACCCAGTCTTATCTGAGTGGGCCTTATCTATTATAGGTATCTTTTATACTTTAGCTTGCCATGTATTTGCTGAAGGTTTTGGTTTAAATTTTGGTACTCCACCTACTACGGGACCACCCGGCCCCAGTCCCCCAATTAAATTATCATAGATACGAAATTCATTAGGAGGAAACTTTAAATCTAATTCGTCTATCGTATCTATGCGAGTTGGGGTATTATTATTATCCCCCTCTCCGATTGTAGAATCCTGACTCACTCGGAGTGGTAGGGGTGGTGGATATGTGGTTTCTGTATTGATTATATTAGCAGTATAGTTACGAGCATCTGCATCAGTAATAATGTAAAGGTCTTCATACTGAAATGTAACGGTTATTCGAGATGTTGAATTTGAAGAATAATCTAAATCACTTTGAACTACATTAGTTACTGTTACACCAGAAAATTTTATAACTTCTACTAGATTACCAGCAACATCTAATTTTCTAATACAAAAAGCATCTGTATCTAATACAGTTAGTGGAGTAAGTCTAACCCCAATTAATGGATTAGTACCTCCTTCAAACTTTTCTAAATATTGAGGAAGAACCTCGTTTATTTTCCCTATTTGTGCAATTAAAAAAGTATAAAATACATAAGAGATACTATCTCTTCCCTCACTGTATACATCTTCAAATTCTAATTTAAATGTTTTGTCTGTTGGTGCTTGTACAATTTGATAAGTAGTTCCATCATTTTTTAAAACAACTTCAATTTGAGGATTGTAAGTAAATTCTTTAAAAGATACAACATTTTGTTCTACAAAATTTCTTGTCTCTCTATCAAAAATTTCCCTAATTCTTGGAATTTCAATTTCAAATCCATAGGATCTTATAGGATCTATGGATTTGATTTTGACTATTTTTTCTATTAAATCGTCTTCCTGTTGCTCTGATGCAGTAAGTGGGGCAGTTTCTTCAACTGATACAACTCTATGTTTTATCCAAGGAGTCGAAGATTTTTTAGAAAAATTACCCATTTGTTAATTTAAAATCACTGCCCTGCTGGATTTACTATGGAAGGTACAGCTAGACTGTCATGGATTATCGCATCATACCGGAACTTCATTTCTATTGTGTGAAATTCATTGGTTGTTGAGTAATTTAATTCAGCCCCCTTCCAAGACTTTGGATATATGCCACCCAAAGTAATTGCTTTTAGTGGGGTGCCGTCTGGACCTAACTGAAGGACAGTAGCCTGCGCCTTGATAACAGTAGCATACCCTTGTTTCCCTGTTGTTGGGTTATGGGTGTTTTGCATCCAACGGAAAAGATATTCACTAACATCTTTTTGCATCAAATTATCAAAAGTTACTGTTAACTCTTCCGTGCTAGCTTTTCCGGGGAAATAGAATTTTTCATTAACTCTATTAACCTCAATATCTTCTACGGAAAATCCAATTTGAGATACTTGTTTTGCAGCCAAAGTTAAATATCTAGTTGCATCAGTCCCTAAGATATCAGGTACTTTAAATTGAATTTCCCACTGATATGATCTTATTGAATCTAGTGTGTGGGAGAGGGAAGGCACAGGAGCGTCTGTCTTAATAACACTGCGCTCTGGGCCTACTTGAAAATATTTAGATTGTTGTAATGCCATAATAATCTCCTATCAGTTACCTAGTTTAGCTGATTGATTTGTAACATTTAGCTCAAACACTACGACCTCTGCTGCCTTCGTGGGTTGTAGGATTACCTTACACCAGAGTTCATTTCTATCTACGCGGATGGGCGTGTTTGTTGTTTCATCACAAACAACTCTGTAATCTACGAGTCCGCGTCTATTCTTGATATCTTCCAAGAGAGGTTGGATAACTCCACGAACGGCTTCCCATGTAACTGGGTCGTTTGGTTCGAACACAAATGATTGTGTGCTATTGAGTACTGCTTTTCTTAGAGAGATCATTAATCTGCGAACATTTACTCTATCTAGAGCTGTTGCAGTTCTTTGTGTAGTTCTTTGACCAAAGATGGTGATTCCAGCTTGGGGGAAATTAACGATTGGGTTTATTACATTTCCACCACTGTATAGGGAATCACGATCTCCTTGGTTCAAATCAACTTCCACTTGGGTTGGTTTGGTTAGTCTACCTCTACGGAAACCCGCAGGAGCGAACCAAGTGTCTGCTACAGAGTCTGTGAAGCACATTTGTCTTGCTGCAAATATTACGGGGTCGTACCATTTGTCTTCACCATCTGCAACACTAAAGACTTTTACCCAAGGCCAGTACACTGCTGCATAAGAACTATTGATGGCCGCAGTTCTTGTTTCAGCACGACCATTTGACCACTCAATAGCCTCTTGAGGGGTATTGATTGTTCCATATGGAGGAGATACCAAGGCCAAGAAGTTTTGAGAAGTTTCTGCTAAAGTAATCAAAGCATTTTGAACGCTTTGAGTATTTATGTCAGGGACTGCGGCGATAGATATGTTCAAATCGTCGTAATCGAGAGCATATATTCCACTCTTTGGAGTGTCCGAAGGATCTCCGATAATTGCAGTTGAATTAACATCATTATCTGTGGGATGATATCCACTATGACCGTTAGTTAAATTGTAAGTTCCTTCTACAAACTTCAAGAACTTTGGATTTTGGTGAGACAATGCAGTGCCTACCGTAGTTCCCGTTCCAGTTACAGCACGATTGTCAGCAAGGAATCCGCCAAATGCCACTCTAGTCGTTGTCGGCAAATCTGTTACTTCACTCAAGGATGCTGTGAACGCCGAGTAGCCATCAGTATCAACATCCGTTGAAGTTGACTGTGATAGATAAGCTTTTATAACTTCTGACTTGGCATTAGATTCTCCTACATTGATATAGTCTTCTATGAACAATGAGGAGGTTAGATCAACTTTGAACTGCTCTAGTTGAGCGCCGTTTTGATTAACTTGTAGGATAAACTTCGAATTTCCTAAAGCATCGACTTCGATTGAATTACCTTTTACAGTACCGTCTGCGTTAGTGGTTAAATTATACCCAGCACCAGAGTATAGCGAGTTTACCAAGTATCCAAAATCAGTATTTACAACTGTTCCACCAAAAACTTGAACCGAAGACCCTACCGTGCTTGCAGTAGGTAAAGCAGTTGCAGAAGTGTAGAACGGTACTGAAAAGGCTGATGCAATTGGCGTGGTGTATGTTGCATTGGAGTAGGCTGATACTAAGATACTAGCACCAGATCCAGCGAACGCTCCAACCAAGTAAACCGCACCATTGGAATCCTTTTGTACTGATATCTTGTCTGAATCCAAAGATCCTCCAATTACTTGGGTAAGTGCCAAGAATTGAGCATCTGTAGCAGTGGTTGTTACCGTGCTAGCGGGAATAGCGTATTGTTTTGGGGTTACGAATTGGTTCGTTCCATTTCCGTCTTTTACCTGAACGGACAAGTAAAGAGGATTATTCTTACCAAAGCTATTAGCAGAAACAACTACGGCGGGGCAAGATCCGATGCTTACCAAAGCGGATGCTTCAGCAGCGGATGTTCCTGCTGCACGAACGAAATAAACTGATCTAGTTGTTTCTAATATTTCTAGCGCACCTTCCAAAGCTTGTCCGGGGATATCTTCGCTAGGGTCACCGAAAATACGAACTAGATTTTGCTGTGATGTCACTAATGTTGCTTTATTGACTGGCCCTTTGTCGGCAAAACCAACCAAACCAACAATAGATGAATTGTTTGCTACTGGATACTCGGAAATATCCTTTTCTATTGTATAAACACCGGGAGAAACATAATTTGCCATAATTTACCTCAAAGTTATTTCTTGCTGACTTGTGCCACAGCAAAATCAGGAGTACTCACTATTTTAATTAACTTTCTCTTAGCGAGATTCATTGCCATCTCACTAAGTTGATCATCTCTTACTACTAATCTCCCGCGAGGGGGAATCCTTTTAAATAGATTTGTTCCGGGAGCTAAGATGCAAACTTGCAGACTTTGTAGAGATTCATTAATTAGTGTTTTCATAATTCACCTATAATATTTATTAGGCTTCAACTTATATTTTTAGAAATATTTTAAAAATATACTTAATCTTTAAAATAAATAGTCCAATCTACAATTAACTTAAAATTGGTATTTTTAACTATTGGGGTACTAAGGGCTTTGTATGCCGCCAACATTGGTCTGTCTATTTTGTATCCTGAATCCGGGTTTTTTATAAAAAGACCTAACTCTTCTATCGATACATTGGGAGCTAGATTTTTCTCTAAAATAAGTTTATGAGTTATTGACCCATCCAAATTATTAATTTTTTGAGATGGTAAAATTTCTAAAAAATCTCTTTTTGCCGTGGATAGATCCATGTCTAAAGAAGATGAATAAGCTGCTCTAGAGAATGATGTGGATTTAAGTAAAAACTTTAAATTGTAAATATTTATATCTAAATCAGTGCCTAACGAAGATTCTGCAACTGGGGTTTGTATTTGATAAAAGCAAGGAACATTTGATGTTTGTTGATCTCTGTAATCAACTATTCCTGACCCTATTTGAAAAAATCCGATCTGATAATCGTCAATAGTTCTATTTACTTCTTGTGTTTCAAAAAAAGATGCAAGACTATATCCAAGTCCTACAGTAATTAAATTATTATCACTGTAAATCTTTTCTATCGAGTTACCATCGTCTTTATAAATTTCAATAAGACCTTTGATCATACTATCCTCTTGGTTACTTCCACCTCGTAATTAAACTCTTCTATCTTACCTGTCGATGTTACCAAGAACTTCGGGCTAGGAACATATGTGCTTGCGTTGAGGGTAAAAACCCGTTTTAAAATTCTGTCTTCTCTATCAGATAAAACCAAATCAGAATCAGACGCTTCCTCTAATAAAAACAATTTAATTACATTTGAAGTGTTTGTTGTAATTGATATATCTGGATTAAAGTGTAAGTGAATTTGTTCTGTTATTTGATCTAAATCATTTTTGTACTTTGCCCAAACAGTTAATTCATATTCAACCTCAATCGGAGAATCAACCAAACTAACGACACGAATAGCCCGTTGTTTTTTCTCATCCCAATATTTTTCGTAATAAATGTTAGGTCCGTATCTTTGCCGCTTGTTGTCTTTTTTAGATCTAGGTTGGCTAATGGAAATTATCGGGAGGATTAAATTTGTTTCTTGTGTTAATTTTGCTACAGCACGCTCAGGATTTGCAAAAATACACTTTACCCCAGTTACCTGTTCTTCATCATTTATTATTGAATAATCAGAAAAAGTATTAATTACAGATCTGAGTAGTTCTTTGTAGACAAAGGAAACTTTTGTTCTTTTGGACTTTGATTTTTTTATTAAATCTCGAATAAACGCAGTTGAAGACCTAGCGGGGGGTAAAACATTATATTGTAGAGATTGGCTTTCTACGAACTCTAATTTATTGCTGAACTCTGTCATAAGGATCTTCCTCCTATGTCATCTGCAACATCAGAAAGTTTCATTGTCTGAACATCGCTAGAATCACGCAAGACCTTGGCTGTGCAAATGTAATGGTATACCCCGTAAGATTCAAAACTATCCTCTTGAACTTCAAATATTTCGTATTTTATTTTCTGAAAATGAGGTTCAATGATATCCCCGACGATTGGCGATCTACCTAATTTTTTATCTAAATAAGATTTGTTAAATGTAAATATTTGATCGTTTGTAAGGTTTATCCCAAATTGATTTAAAGGCTCC